AAGTTGCTGAACAAGAAACAGATAATCTTGCAAATCTTGAAAAGAACCTTAAGAGTGTTGTTTACGGACAAGATGAAGCAATTGAAGGTATTGTAGATAAGATTCTTGTAAGCCAAGCAGGACTAAAACCTGATGATAAGCCAGTAGGTGCATTTGTGTTTATGGGTCCAACAGGTACAGGTAAAACTGAAACTGCAAAACAGTTATCAAAAGCACTTGGTGTAGAACTAGTACGTTTTGATATGAGTGAATATCAAGAAAGACATTCAGTTGCTAAACTTATTGGTTCGCCTCCAGGATATGTAGGACATGAAGAAAATGCAGGACAGTTAATTACTAAGCTACAAGAACATCCTAACTGTGTACTACTGCTTGATGAAATTGAAAAGGCACACCCTGATGTTTCACAAATCTTACTACAGGTTATGGACAATGGTAAAGTAACAGGATCTAACGGACAAGAAGCAGATGCACGTAATAGTATTTTGATTCTTACAACTAACCTAGGTGCTAAAGAATCAGAAAAGAATACTATTGGGTTTGGTGATGACTTTGAAAGGAACTATGAAGATACAGAAATGAAAAAGTTCTTTGCTCCAGAGTTTAGAAACAGACTAGATGCAACAATTACATTTGCTAAACTAAGCAAAGAAGTAATGATGAAAATTGTTGGTAAGTTCCTTGTTGAACTTAAAGACATGGTCAAAGACAAAGACCTTTCAATTACAATTACTGATGATGCATTAGATTATCTTGTTGATGCTGGGTTTGATCCTAAGATGGGTGCAAGACCATTACAGCGTGTTATTGACAAAGAGATAAAACGTCCATTATCAAGACAGATGTTGTTTGGTGATTTAAAGAACGGTGGAAGCATTACAATCGATTATAGAGATAACGAGCTAAAGTTAGATACAGTTTCAGAATCTGAAAATGTTTCGGCTTAAGACACAAAAACTACTTTACGGAAAATATTTATATAAGGTTGTTGTACGCACAGCACTAGCAAATATTTTCCGTACAGAATACCAAACTCGTGGCCAACTAAGCTATGCAAGATCTGAGCTAGACAAACTCCGAGATTTACGTGATCGAGGTCTGCCAATGCAGATACAAAAATGGAGAGCTGTAGTACCTGTAAAACATGCAGATTGGCTTGATGCTAGGCGCATCTATATGGTGTTGAAAAGTCAAGAAGATTACACTGTAAGAATTAACCCATTGAATCTAGTTTCAGTATACACTAATAACGAAAAACTTGTAGATACACTTGAAAGAGTTGCTGACTATACATATGAAACTAGCAAACCTGAATCACAAGAAATAGAAACACTATTAACACAAAAAGATATAATCATTACAGATACAATTCCAAAGTTTCCATTAAGGGTTATACTAAACGCTAATACAAAACCTAATAGTGATTTTGCATTATGGCTTAGAGCAAATACTGACAAATCAAAAATTGGAGTCAAAGCACTGGCGTCAATAGAAAACGGTTGGTTTAGCGGAGGATTTTATTTCTACGTAAGAGATGAAAAAGTATTAAATATGATATACCTCTTAATTGGTTCTAGTATTAGGCGAGTAGAGAAATTAGTATACTCAGGTAACTTAGATAAATAGTATTAAGCACTAGTATAGGATATTATAATGGAACATTTTGTAACAGTTGTAATGGATAAGCAAGAGACTAAGAAGCTCGACGAATCAGTATTTCCTTTGTATGAAACTTTTGATACAGAGCAAGATTGTACTGTTATGCGTATACCGTTACCTAGAGAATTAAGTGAATCAGAAGCAGACGGATATGCTGAAAAGTTAGCAAACTATATGTTTGAACAAGGTTATGAAGACTTTGACATAGTAGTAGGTGATGACGATATTACTGAAGAAACTTATGACGATGATGATGAGTTTTTTGAACAGTATGGTGTTATGCATTACAATGACGATGATGATCCTATGGACGAAGCTGAATATCAAGGGCGTAAAGTTAAACTTGGCAAGCCTATGCAAGGTGACGTTAAGAAGTTTAAAGTGTATGTTAAAGATCCTAAAACAGGCAACGTAAAGAAAGTAAACTTTGGACACGGCGGCAGCAGTGTTAAAGGTAAAGCAATGAGCATTAAGAAAAGTAATCCTAAAAGACGTAAGAGCTTTAGAGCAAGACACAACTGTGATAATCCAGGACCGCGTACAAAGGCACGTTACTGGTCGTGTAGGAAGTGGTAATATGCGCATTGATGAATTTTCGCAAATGCCAGATGACAAACTGCCGTTTGATGTAGTAGACGATGTTGCTGTATTCATGCGCAACGATCCACAATTTTATCGTAAAAGTTTTTTTCCGGTTGCAGACAAGATTGCAACAGCATATAATGCAGGAAAGAAAGTAGATGCAAATCAAATGTTTGGACCAATTGTAGATAAAGCATGTGAAAGCTACTGTGAAAAATTTAATGTAAACAAAACAGCCGACGATCTGTTTACTCTCGAAGATAGGCAAGCACTTATTTCTAGGTTATATTCCGAAGAAATGGAAAGCCTTTATGCGGGAGAAAAGTAATTGCGATTTACAGAATTCCGTCAAGTATTAACTGAAGCAGCAAGAGTCGGGCGTGAGTATAATCACCTAGAAGACCTTGTGTTTATTGACGGATCTGCAGGCGCAAAAAAAGCTGCTGATATACTAGATAAGATGGGTACTGATTCTAGTGACATTGCCATTAAATGGGACGGCAATCCAACAATTTACTGGGGGCGTGAGCCAGATGGTACTTTTGTACTTGTAGGTAAGAACGGCTGGGGTAGAAACAAATCAACATCAGCAGACGATTTATCAAACTTTATACAAAATTCAGGCAAGGGTGTAGAACAAGAACCTTGGCGCAAAGACTTCGGCGAAGAGATGTCTGAAGTCTTCAATATAATGCAATCAGCAACTCCAGAAAGCTTCAGAGGTTATGTATACGGAGACTTATTATATAGTCCACGTAAACCATTTACAGCATCTAAAGGCGCAATAGAATTTGAACCAAATCTAGTCAAGTATACTGTACAATTATCAAGTCCACTCGGTAAGCGTATAGCGAATTCAAAAGTAGGTGTAGTTGTGCATACAAAACTTGATGAATTTGGTAGTAAAGCAGGACAACCTATTAGCGATGTAAAAGAATTAAATTCAAATGATGCTGTAGTTCTAGGACAAACATATGTATCACATCAACCTAAAGTTAATACGTCTTCAGTTGGTAAAATTAGACAAGATGCAAAACTACATGCAGCACACATTGATGAGTTTTTACAAGGTCAAAAAGGTTTAAGTAACCCTGCACAAATAATATATCAATATGTTAATCATATGACACGCACACAGCAGTTAGATAAAATTGATAAAGGATTTTTTGATTGGTTAGCCACTAGTAAAGTAAGCCAAGGACAACAAGCAAAATTAGCTGAAATGAATAAAGCAAATCCAAAATCATTACCTGCGATATTCTTACTTGTTAAAGATATTATGATTGCAAAGGATAGCATTATTGATCAACTTGATAATGCAGACTCAGATGTAAAGGCAACAACTAAAGGTGAAAAAGGTGGTGAAGGCTACGTAGCACTAGACAGCAAAACTAAACTTGTTCCTAGAACAAGATGGCAGCCGAACTAAGGAACGAATATGCTACTAAGAGAATTATACGAAGCAAAAGCAAGGCGCATTATAGCAGTTATGCCTGGCGGCTTTCATCCTTTTCATCCTGGACACAAAAGTTTATACGACTGGGCAGTAAAGACGTTTGGTCAACGCAATGTATATGTTGCAGCAACTAACGATACCGCAGCAAGACCTTTTCCCTTTGATGTAAAAAAGAAACTAGCAGGTATGGCAGGTGTTCCTGAGGCTAACTTTATTCAAGTTAAATCACCTTTCAACGCAATGAGCTACAAAAATATTGTAGATGCAGATACAGCACTTGTATTTGTACGCAGTCAAAAAGATAAAAACGAACAGCCGTTGCCAGACCAAACTAAAAAGAATGGTGAGCCAGGTTACTTGCGTACTTACACAGGTAAAGACCTAAACACATCAGATGAAATGGGCTATATGGCTTATGGTCCTACTATTAACTTTGACTTTAGTGGCATGCAAATTAAAAGTGCAAGTGAGCTTAGAGCATCTTGGCCTGAAATGTCAGACGAAGATAAGCTAAAAGCCGCTAAACTAATGTACGGTAATGGTGCAGAAACTGCTGTTCAATTACTTAACACAGCATTAGGTGATCCAGAGGCTCCTGTAGGAGAAAACCTTGAAGAAGAACAAATGGGCGATGTTTATATGCGCTTTAAAGTCAAACAGCCATTAGATAAAACTAAGAGCAAGCCTACACTAATGGCGTTTGCTGGATTTGCAAACGCCCCGGGCGAGTTAACTCTTGATAATTCTAAAATGAACTTTAATGTTCTTAACAAGAAACAAGATATTGTCAATGCTATTAAAAAAATAATTGGCGATAAAATCTTTATTGGTGCTGAGAAGGTTGTAATATATAACGACGGAGCAGTCAATCCTAAGAAGTTTCCTCAATACGGAGAGTTCCTTGATTGGGTACAACAGTTTGGCAGAGAGAAAGTTAAAATAGTTGATAAGCCAGAAAGTGATAGTGACGGTGAAAAAGGTCCAGGCAAGAAACGTGTAAAGGCAAAGTGGGCTAACAAGAAAAACTACACTGACGATAACATCGAAACAACAAAATACTTTACAATTGATAATGCTAGACTAATGAAATTTTTACAAAAGTCAGCGCCGAAGATTATGCAAGCATATAGACCTGCAACTAAACAATTTGTTATGGAACCTGCACAATATAAAGCATTCCGCAACTGGATGCGTTCACCTGATGTAGTAAGCAAGTTTGGTGATACTAATGTTAAGGTTGATAAGTCAAAAACATTCTCACAGTCCGTTGGCAAAGAGTTTGAAGATATAGACGAAATACTAGGATTTGCTACACGTACACCTAAGAGAGCTACAAGAAAAAAGAAAAAAGAAAAGTTTGACGAACCTAGTATCCAAGACAAAATTGCAGCAAGACGTAAAGCAGCAGCAAAGGGCGACAAAGATGCTTGGAGTGCTAACAAAGATCTTCAAAACGAACGTGAGCTTTCTAAAGGTGAAGAAAAGAAAAAAGAAAAATATGTCAAGGGCATGAAAAAGGTTAAGGGCGATTTTAAGGATCGTTACGGCAAAGATGCTAAAGCAGTAATGTATGCAACTGCAACTAAGATGGCTAAGAAATAATGGATATTGCAGACCTTCAACACCTTGCTGGAATACGCAACAAGTATACAGGATATTCAGAATATAAGATAGATGAAAATCCTAGTATTACTGCTGACAAACTAAAGAAAAAAGAAAAAGAAATGAAGCTAAAGCCGGGTGATGCGGATTGGTTTAAACTTTGGTTTTCGCAGCCCTATATGACAGGTGCAGTACAGTTTAGAGGACGTAAAAAATGAGGCTTAGAGAACTTACAGAAGAAGGCGGTGTTGGTGTTGTAGCAAACAATAACAAACAAGCCAAAGATCCTCGATATAGTACAAGCATGACTGTTGATATTAAGCCTGGAGAAACTCAAAGACAAGCAGCAAAGTTTGGTAATAAACTAGACAAAAAAGGAAACCCACCTACACTGAGCAAAAAAGTTAAAGGTAAGTCAACTAACGTATTGTTTAACCTAGGACTTGCTGAAAGTAAGAAAAAGGTACAAGAAGCATTTGATAATCCTTATCCTATAACATGGGAATATTTAAAGCCAACAGGACCTTCAAGTGGTATTGCGAAACTTGACGATGGTAGTGCGTTAGACATTCATATTAGTGAAGATCCTGCTGGCATTTATGAGATAGAATTTGCAAGAGGTCAATCTAAAAAGAATATGGGCCGAAGTGGCCAAGGTGATGAGTTTAGAATTTTTGCAACAGTACAAGCTGCTATGTTAAAATGGTGGAAGCAATTGGACAAAACTAGTGCCAAAAAAATAACTTTCTATGCAAATAAAGAAGACGGTAATAGAGCAAGACTTTATAAAAGATTTTTAACGATGTGGGGCGACAAGTCTGAATGGGACATTGAAGTTAATGCTAATGCCAAACCCGGACTTGTATCGTATACTTTAACCAACCCGACCCCTGATAAACCCAAAAATGATAAGAAAACATTTATGCAAAGAGTTTTTGGAAAAAAAGAAACAGTAGAAAACTTTGCTGACGGTAAGAAAAAAGGCAAAAGCAGACCAGGGCGTGTAAAGCGTTCAGGTGCTAGTTGTAATGGATCAGTTACAGCATTACGCAAACGAGCTAAGAACGCAAGTGGTGAAAAGGCTAAAATGTATCATTGGTGTGCTAATATGAAGTCAGGTAGGAAAAAGAAATGAAGATTACCGAACTTATGGCTGGACCAAATGATATGGATCATATGATCGAACGTGTAGCAGTAGTTGCTGATATATGTAATAAGATGGGTACTAAGCCTTTGATGTACCGTCAAGTAAAAGGTGTTTTCAACAATGCCTATAGATTTGTAGTTAAAGTTACTCCTGAAGAAAATAGAGAAGCACACGGCAGCAAAGTAAATCCTGCACAACAAAGCGTAATACAACAGCTAGGTATTAAAAATCCAGTATGGGCAACACTTGAACCACACGCAGGCACAAGAGGACCATTTGGTGAAAACAACATTATGATTCCAGTAGGCAACTATGAAATACATCACAGTAGCGAAGTACAAGACCTAGGACGCAAAGATGATGTTGAACAGTTTGTTGACACATACAAAACAGGTTGGCCTGATCCAGAACACGGCGACAATGAAATAATGGTAGATTGCGGCACTTACTATCTAATCAATGTAGGTGATTTTGTTGGCAAATATGCAGGTAAAAAAGCAAAAGCTATTGTTGATAAAAGTTCGTATAACGACTGGAGAAACTTGAACACAGAAATGCTAAAAGCAAAGTTTGGCACATACAAAGACGTAGGATGGTATTTGGCTAATCCTGTCACTAACTATTTGAAGTGGTATAGTGAAACACAAAAGAAAAAATCAGCAGCAATGAGGAGGTAAGAAATAATGAAGATAAGTGAATTATTAGAAAAGAAAGTTGAAATGTGTCCTAAAGCATGTTGCGGACAACCTGTAACAGAATGTAAATGTGGACCTGATTGTAAACATTGTGATTGTCATGCTAAGAATAAAGCAATGAAAGAAGCAGCAGGCGGAATGGGTACTGGTAGTATAACTACTTCTATGGGTGGCGGCAACGGATTTGTCAACGGTGGACCAGGTACTATCAAACGTGCGCCTGGCTCTAAGAAAAAGAGAGCTACTAAGAAAAAAGCATAAATACTAGCAATATGCAGTTACGGAGTTACTCATGAGAGATGAAGAAATTAATGAAAAGTCTAAAGGCTTATACTATAACGTAAATAAACGTAAGGAAGCCGGGACAAGTAGAAAGAAAGGTGCACCAGGTGCGCCTACTGATCAAGATTGGAAAGATGCAGCAAAAACTGCAAAAGAGGCACTTAGACCTGCACACGCTAAAGAGTTAAGAAACAAAGAACTTAACAAAGACAAAGGTGCACCAAAATCTGGTAAGACAACTGGTCCTGAGGATTATGACTTTTTGAAGTATAAAGGCAAAAAGAAAAAACAAACAAACGAAGGTCTGGCAGAATTGGCTGGTGCAGCTGAACGTGATCACGAAGTACAGATGGCACGTGCCGATCTATACAAACTGGCAAAGTATGCTATCAAACTACACGACATGCTCAAAGGCGTAAGTGAAGCAGAAGGCTTAGAGGGCTGGGTCCAGTCTAAGATTACTAAATCGGCAGATATGATTGGTTCAGTGTATCATCATATGGATTATGACGAAGCTATGGACGAAGTAATTGAAGCTAAAAAAGAACCTGAAAAGATGAAGGTTACTAACGTTGACAAAAAAGCAAATTCACCTGCATACCAAAAAATGAAAAAAGGTGACAAGCGTTATACTGATGCAACTACAGAGTCTTTACAAAATAAACTTGCAGCTAAACTAGAAGGCAAGTTTAAATCAGATGCACATCGTAAAGCAGTACATGCTGGCAAAGCAAGTGGCAAAAAAGCAAAGAAAAGTTTACGTAAATGAGCGAAGACTTCTACAAAATGAGTGCAAAGATGAAGGATTTATTCCCTTCAAATCCGCAAGCAGATAGAGAAGCGTTAATGGCAATGGCAGGTAACACTGCACCACAAGTAGAAACTCCGTCTACTTTAGAAGAAAGTGTTGAAGTACAACAAGGTACTATGCCAGTTGAAGGTGATTACAGTTTAAGTGACTTTGCTGCCTTAGCAGGTGTTACACTTAATGAAGCACAAAAAAAAGGTAGTGCAGGTCAACTCAAAGGCAAGGATGCCTTTACTAAGAAAAGTAAAGCAGGACCAGGTCCTGAAACACCACATCCTGCAAGAAACAAACTTGTAGGTGAAGCTGATAAACCGCAAGAATTTGATAGTGCATACGACTTAGCAAAAAATTCATTTAAGAAATACAACACTCTTGATGCAGCAAAAGGTACAATCGGTGCAGACGATGATCCTAAAGCAAAAGATACAAAGCAAACTCCTAAACAAGTAAAAAGTAAAATAGAATTTCCTAATGGTAAATTAAATGGTAAACTTTATGCACTAAAGTCAGGCGATAAAGTAGAATATTTAAATGCTAAAGGTGGTCTTAATGCTGGCATTGTTACAAATATGTTAAACACAAACGACAAAAAAGGCCAAGCACAAATACAAATTAAAAATAGAGGTGCAGTATACGCTATTAGCAGATCAAGTATTCAAAAAGTAAACGGTCAAGACTTTGTTCTTACAAGAATAAAAGAAGACAGTAGAATAGCAGCACTTGAAGCAAAAGTAGAATATCTTGAAGGTGTTATTAACACTCTACTAGAAGCTAAGACTGATACAGTGATTAAGCCTAGAGATCCTAATTCACAATATATGAATGATCTACGCAAAAGTGGCGCAATGGGCGCACACAAAGACAAAAAGAAAGATGCCAAGTCTGGCAAAGTAAAGCACAAAGGTAAACAATTTGAGACAATCAAAGATGAACTTTGGGCTGCATTAAATAAGTCTAAATAACCCCCGAAGTTAACGCTAACGATTACGGTTCCTTGTAAATACAATACAACAAGGAGGTCCCACAATGTGTTCACCCGAAGTGCGTAAAGAAGCTAACAGATACTTTTGGATAATCAAAGGTCATCTAATCCCCCAAGAAGAGCCAGACTATATTATAGAAAGTTATTATGATAACTATTTCAAACGTTTGTGGAATAATGAATCAGGATGTATGGAACTATATGAAGCAGGCTTTGAAGCAGCATATGAAGCCCGTGAAGCTGAAATGTTATCTGAAGAAATGCAATCAGTTGCTAATTTAGGGTACGACTAAATAATAGTATACGATTAGGATACTATTTTGAAAGATTTTGACTCCAGCATTGAACATTGGATTTACAACTTTTTGAGCATACCTTCTGCTACTTTCAATAAATTGCCTCCTTGTCCGTATGCTAAGAAAGCATGGTTAGACAATACAGTAAAGACACACTGGTTAAATGACGAGTTTGATATTGAATTATTAATTAATGCTGAAATTGAAAACTATACATACCACTGGCCGAAGAATATAGAAGTAGTAATACTCGGGTTTGACTACAATCGTATTACAGCAGCTGACCTTAGTGAAATTATAAACTCAACAAAACCAATGCTAGACGAAAGAGGCTACATAGCATTGGAAGACCATCCTCTAGACCCAGAAGAAGTACAAGGTGTAAATTTAAATCAAGGAGATTACGGACTTGTTCTTTTGCAAGAAAAAAGTAAACTTGAAATAGCAAGAGATTGGTTAGAAACAAAAGACTACTATAAGAATTGGTCGAGCGAGTATAAACAGGAAGTGCAAAATCGTGAGTGATATATACGCTAGAATTAATTTGTCAGAAACAAACTACAGAATGTCTAAATCAGCAGTAGTATTTGAAAATCCTCCTGTAGAACAAATACAAGAAATATACGACCAATACTGTAAATACAAAAAGTTTGAAAGCGTAATGCCTTTATTTAATGAAGACTTGTGTGCGCCATTGTGTGATGTAATTGGATACTATAGTAATAACAAACTAGTAGCATTTACTCATTACTATTGGTATAACCATGACAATGTTGAGTCAATGCAATTTGCGTGGAACTACGAAAACCCTAAATTGTTCTTAGGACTAAAGAGTCTGCGCCATGAATGTGCATACTACAAATCAAAAGGCGTCAAATACATATATGTTGGATATGCCGACGAATATAAAAAGCAAATAAACGGCTTCGAAATATTACCGCCAAGATAACAAAAAAGACTTGACATCCCTTATATATTAGTGTATACTAAAAGCTAATTATAAGGAGATATCTATGAGTGAACGTACTTACGGTGGTGAGGAAAAAGCAAAGCTAGAACGCCTAGTTAATGAAGGTGTTACAGTATTGCAAGAGATTGAAGATCTAAACGCAGGTTTGAAAGAAACTGTTAAAGCAGTAGCAGAAGAACTTGACATTAAACCTAGTCTTATTAATAAAGCAATTAAGATTGCACAGAAAGCTGACTGGGAAAGAGTTGCAGATGAGTTTGATGATTTAGAAACGCTGGTAGCAACTGTAGGCAGAGACAAGTAAATGCCTCAACCAATAATAGTAGAAGACTTATTTGAACTCGGTGATTGGGATATACAAACACACGACGAACATATAACTATTGACAACTACTATAAAAACTATGATCAAATTGTAGATACGTTTGAACATATGCCAGTTGAAGCATGGAAAATGAGCCAATGGACACGTAATTGGAAAGACTATTACGACTGTCGTCCTGCATTTAATAATTGGGAGCCAGATATTAACAAGCGTGATGCACGTTTAAAGCGTATCAACAACTTAATTTATCAGTTCACTGGTGCTCCAAAAATTAATATAGAAAAAACACTCTCCTTTAATGTGTTTAAACACAAGAAAAAAGATGTGCCTAACTATATGCAACATCATCCGCATTACGATGTGGACATGGTCAACTGTTTAACGTACATTGATCCACATTGCAGTGGCGGTACAGCAATATATACCAACACTGAATTAGAAAATAAAGAAGGCGCTACATTGTTAATGGATATACGCAAGTATAATATTGACTTTATTGTTGAAGCAAAGCCTAATAGGACTGTTATATTTGATGGTAATGCACTTCATGGTGCATACATTGAAGACAATAATGTTTACCACGACAATTGGCGTATAACACAAGCAAGTATATGTAGGTTAGTTTATGAATAAAATAAAAGACTTTTGGATCAATAGTTATAAGAGTGACATGACAGCGTTCTATTTTGAACTTGTTAGTTTTGTCTTTACAGTCGGAGCAAGTTTAACTTTAGCATTGACAGCAAGAGACCCAAATATGTTAATTGTGTATCCGGCATTCTTTGTTGGTAGTGCTACACAGTGTTATGCATCTTATCGAAGAGGTGCTGCATGGGTTATGTTGTTAACAGGTTGGTTTGTATGTGTTAACATCTTTGGATATGGAGTTGCATCAGCATGGTGGTAAAGCCTTATCAATGGTTAGCGTGGGTAGCTACAGTATGTTTACTAACAGCCGCTACACTAGCCGCATTTAATGTTTACCCTTTGTACATTTGGGCATTCATTATTAGTAATAGTCTATGGATACTTGTTGGTGTTCTATGGAAAGAAAAAAGTTTAATTGTTATGAACGCAGGACTAACCGTAATTTATGTTGCGGGATTGTTATTCTAATAAGTACATATAACGCCGATAGCAATAGCTGGCAAGTAGAAGGTTAAGTTGGCCATAAGCAACGTAGGAGAAATATGAGTTACGTAGACGCACTATTTGATCGCGATTCTGACATCATCAGAGTCGTTGAACGCAAAGATGGTAAGAGAACTTACCGAGAATACCAATCCAAATATACATTTTATTATAAAGACCCACGAGGCAAATACAAAAGCGTATACGGAGATCCGTTATCACGCATTGTATGTAAGAACACAAAAGACTTTCGAAAAGAAGTTGCTATTAACAAAGGCAAAGAACTATTTGAAAGCGATATTAATCCACTATTTCAATGTTTGAGTGAACACTATCTTAACCAAGACGCACCTAAACTAAACATTGCTTTCTTTGATATTGAGACTGACTTTGATCCAGAGCGCGGCTTTGCTGATCCTAGTGATCCGTTTATGCCAATTACAAGTATCTCAGTATATTTGCAGTGGCTCGAAACAATGGTGTGTTTGGCAGTTCCACCCAAGACACTTACAATGGAACAAGCTGAAAAAGAACTAGAAGGCATTGAAAATGTAATGCTGTTTGAAAAAGAAGGTGATATGATTGACACCTTCTTAACGCTGATTGAAGATAGTGATATCTTATCAGGCTGGAACAGCGAAGGTTATGATATTCCGTACACAGTAAACAGAACAGCTCGTGTACTAAGCAAAGATGACACACGTAGATTCTGCTTGTGGGGTCAACTGCCTAAGAAACGTGAGTATGAGAAGTTTGGCAAAATAGCGCAGACCTTTGACCTAATAGGCAGAGTGCATTTAGATAGTTTGAATTTATATCGTAAATACACGTATGAAGAAAGACACACATATAGACTTGATGCCATTGGCGAAATCGAAGTTGGCGAAAACAAAGTCCCTTATGAAGGCACTTTGGACGCATTGTACAACAATGACTTTAGAAAGTTCATCGAATACAACATACAAGATACCGCACTACTGGACAAGTTGGACAAAAAACTAAGATTTATTGATCTAAGTAACGAACTTGCACACGCAAACACTGTTTTGCTACAGACCACTATGGGTGCTGTTGCTGTTACAGAGCAAGCTATTGTTAACGAAGCGTGGCACAGAGGCTTACAGGTTCCTAATCGCAAAAAACGTGATGATGAGAACACACAAGCGGCAGGTGCATACGTTGCGTTTCCTAAAAAAGGCTTGCACAAGTGGATTGGTTCAATGGATTTGAATTCACTGTATCCTAGTGTGATTCGTGCATTGAATATGGCTCCAGAAACTGTTATAGGACAAATACGTCCTGAGATTTCAGATGATCGTGTACACACTGATATGAATCTTAAGAAGAAATCCTTTGCAGGTAGTTGGGAAGGACGCTTTAGTACAGAAGAATACGAAGCTGTAATGGAGCAACGCAAAGACATTGCACTAACTATTGACTGGGAAAACGGCGGAAGTGATACACTAAGCGGCGCTGAAATTTATAATGTAATTTTTGACAGTAATCAACCGTGGATGCTTAGTGCTAACGGTACAATATTTACAACAGAGTTTGAAGGTGTTATTCCAGGTATTCTAAAGCGTTGGTACAGCGAACGTAAAGACTTGCAGAAGATGCTAAAGAAAGCAAAGGACGCAGGAAATACCGCGGAAATTGAATACTGGGACAAACGACAGCTAGTTAAGAAGATTAACTTGAACAGTTTGTATGGTGCTATCCTTAATCCTGGTTGTAGATTCTTTGATAAGCGTATCGGACAGAGTACTACACTGACAGGACGTACTATTGTTAAGCATATGAGTGCAGAAGTCAACAAAGTTATTACAGGTACATATGATCATGTTGGTGAAGCAATGATATATGGTGATACTGACTCTTGTTACTTTAGCGGATATCCTACACTTAAAGGTGAAATTGATGCAGGCAACTTGCCATGGGATAAAGACAATGTAATTACATTATATGATCAAGTATGTGAAGCAGCCAATGCAACGTTTCCAGACTTTATGATAGAAGCATTTCATTGTCCAAAGTCACGTAGTGATGTTATTGCGGCAGCTAGAGAGATTGTTGCAGAAAGCGGATTGTATATTACTAAGAAGCGTTATGCGGCACTAGTATACGACATTGAAGGCTTTAGAAGTGACACAGATGGCAAGCCTGGCAAAGTAAAGGCAATGGGCTTAGACTTACGTAGGTCAGATACGCCTGTGTTCATGCAAGAATTTCTAAGCGAACTATTGTTTATGGTACTTACAGACATTCCACAAAAAGATGTACTAGATCGTATTACAGAATTCCGCAAGGAGTTTAGTGAACGACCTGGTTGGGAGAAAGGTTCACCTAAACGTGCTAACAAAGTGGGACACTATCGTCGACTAGAAGAAAAGCAAGGCAAGGCAAATATGCCAGGGCACGTTAGAGCAAGTATCAACTGGAATACACTAAAGCGTATGAATGGTGACAAGTATTCTGAAGAGATTGTTGATGGTATGAAAGTTATTGTTTGCAAACTAAAGCAGAACCCACTAGGATACACATCAGTTGCGTATCCAACAGATCAAATGCGGCTGCCGGAGTGGTTCAAAGAACTTCCGTTCGATGATGCGGCAATGGCAGAAACTATTATTGATAACAAACTAGACAACTTGA